AGACTGTCTACCGTGGTAAGGAAACTGCTGCTCCGACGCTCAGCAAGAACGCCATGGAGATGATCACACTGAAGGCACATGAACTGAACGGTGCTGCTGCAGCAACCAATCAGTTGATGGCTGACAGTCCTCTCTCTATCGCTGCTCTGATTGATCAGGGACTGCGTCAGGAAGCTCGCTCTTACCGCATCAACGAACTGTTGAACGGTAACGGCATCGGTCGACCTCTGGGTATGTTGCACTCCAGCAACGATGCATTGCTGACTGTTCTCCGTGAAAGCGGCCAGTCAACATCTGTTATCGTCAACGGTACCAACATCCTGAAGATGCGTCAGCGAGTCTGGGGTTACGAGAATGCAGTGTGGCTGTGCTCTCTGGACCTGTTCCCGACAATCGCAACGCTGCACATCGAGTCGCCAAACAACGCTGGTCTCGTGAAGCTGTTCTACCCTGCTGACTCTGCCAACCCAGACATGCTGCTCGGTCGTCCAATCATCTGGACAGAGTACATGAATGGTATCACCAGCGGTCAGGACGGCTCAGCCATCAGCGAGTGGAACGACAACTTCCTCGCTTGCGTCAACCCAACGCAGGTACTGTACGGTGAACGCGGAACTGGAACGCTGACACGCAGCATCCACGTACGCTTCCTCGAACGCGAAGAAGTCTTCCTCTTCACCAGCTTCGACGATGCTCGCCCATGGTGGAAGACCGTCATGACTCCTGCCAAGGCTGGTCTGACTCTGTCACCATTCGTTGTCCTGTCCAAGACGACTGCATAGTTCATGCAGGTTTGAGGGGCATGTAGTAAGGTCCACCTGAACCATGCCCCTCTCCCTTCCGTGTTTCGATTCTTCTCCTGTACAGGAACAAATACTATGGCTACTCAGAAGTTCACTCACTTGTCCTCTAAGAGCCAGATCACTGCTCTTGGGACGCTCACAATGACGGGGAGCATCGCTAATGCTCACGTTATTGATATCCTGTTCGACAAAGCTATGCTGGTCATCAACGATGCTGACCTGACTGGTGCTTTGACTGTTACTGTCGCTGGCTCAACTGCCGCTGACGGGGCATCTGGTTTCACGACCATCAAGACCTGTACCTTCTCTGCTGCTCTAGCCAACATGAACATGGCAGTGGAAGTCGACAGCGAAGAAGTCAGCTACGCTCAGGACGTTGCAGGCGTTGTTTTCCTGTCAGTCGTATTCCGATTGACTGGTACCAACACCAACACGCTGGATGCTGCTGTTCAGGTTACAACCCTGCACCAGTACAGCGACCTGACTCCAACCGGAACAGGCGTCACAGCTTAGTACAACCTTCGCAAGAGGGTAAACAGCCGCAGTACAGTTCAGGGGGTGGCTGTACTGCGGTTTGTCTTTTGGAGATCATTCATGCCGATGTACGTTGATCTTGCCAGTGAAGCTGCACTCAGTACGATTGTGGGCACCACACTGCTGGATGCCACTAAGCGTAACATTGGCTTCGATCCAGAAACACCTACGGAACTGTTGCCAGTCGATCTGGAAGACTTACTCCACGAGTGCATCTCGATCTGCGAGAAGGAACAGTGGAGATTCATTCTCCGTAAACCTGTTACTCTCACTCTTCCTTACGAAGCCTTCTGCAATCCCGATGGTCTGTTCTTTTTGCCATTCGGACGTGTCACTGAGATCACAACCTTCACGTACATTAAAGACGATCTGACCACCGGAACCGTATCATCCTCCGACTACACTCTCTACACCTCAGAACCATCCAAGCTATGGGCTGAGAACTGGGAAGAAGTCTTCGAAGAGATCAACGATGAGCAACCCTACCCAATCACCATCACCTACACCACCGGCTACGCATCATACGACGCTGTACCCAAATCAACCATCCGAGCTATCAAGATCCTCGCTTACCACTTGTTTGAGTACCGCGATGCGATCTCTGATGGCTCTGTCTCAGAACTTCCTCAAGGCTATTGTCAGCTTCGCGATCTCAACCTTCTGAATGACCATCGTGCAATCCGTTACATCACAGAAGACTGGTCGAAAGTGAGTCGTGGATGAACAAGTACAATCGTCGTTCACGCCCCAATCTACGAACCATCTGCGAGTTCTGGACACCTTCCACAGTCGTCAACACATCGGGTGAACTCACACAGGAATTTACTCTTCATTACAAAGGTCCGTTCTCTCTGGAGGTGCCCCGCAAGCCAACAGAGATTACGGACTCCGGTCGTGTGGCTTCTGAACAATCTTTCATGCTCATAGGCCAATGGTGCAAACCTGCTGAGGAGATCACTGCAGGTATGTTCTGTGTCATTCCTTCTCGTCAGAAAGTATTCGCGGTTCAAGGACCAGCGACTGACCCATGGGGTGACAGGAAGAAAGTCAACATCACGATCATCGACAACGTCTCACAGCCAATCACCATTCAACTTATACCCACAATGTACTGATGGCTAAACCATTCTTCTCAATCAAGTTCGACATGCCTGCTGAGGTGATCAACGGCTTCCCCAAGTTCGTTGGTACGCTTCGCAGGCACATCGTACGTCAAGCATTGAGAAGTGCATTACTTCCATCCAGAAACTCTTTGAAGTCTAAGCTGATGGCTCTCCCCCGTGAGTCTAAGCAGTCCTCTGGTGCTACCTACCGTGCGTTAGTGTCCAAATACAAGAACGCTCGCAACAACCCTGATCGGTTCTACGGGATCATCGGAGTCAACAACAAGTACATCGAAGCCACAACGCTGGAGAAGTCCCCCCTCTACGCAAAAGCAATCCAGCGACAGGTCTCATTCGGTATTCGTCAGAAACGTACAGCCGATGATGGTTCAGTGATCTACAGCAAGCGTTACCCTCGTGGTGACGTTCGCAGTAGACTTCGTAAGAAGGTGTTTGGTCCTAAGAGTGTTGGTGGCCTAAAGAAGCGTTGGCCTGCCCGTTACCTGCATCTGTGGGAAGCAGGCTTTACTCATGCTCGGAGTGGTAAGGCTTTCACAGGTCATCAGTTCTTCGCTAAGACCAAAGAAGAGACACAAGCTAAGGCTAAGGAAATCTTCCGCACCAAAGTACTGGAACACTTCCGTAAGGCATTCGGCAAATGAGTCCATACACTTTAGATGTCGGATTACAGTCATTGATCAGCGGTGCTGTCGGAGCTACCATTCCGTGCAGCAAGTCTTCGTTCCTGCCCTCGCATGATCTGAAGACTGCCCCAGACGGTTATGTGTTCTACGACATCTCAGAGGTCACACCATTTCATTCCTCAGAAGGTCTTGCAGAGGCTAATGACTCAGAGAAGTGTAGCTTTACACTTGACGTAGCCTGTGTAGCCCATTCTAATACTCAACGTAAGGCTCTTGTTACCTCCGTGCTCGCAGTCCTTCAACCCATTGTTGCTGGCCGTCGAACACAACTCACCTCCTATGAGATAACCGGAACCAGCGTGTACATCAACTACCTGAGACTCGATTCTCAGGACGAAACGTATGTGTTGAAAACAGGACAGTCGAATCCTGATCTGACGATGATCGTCCTGTCTTTTTCTGGTAAGGCTACCTGTTAGGAGGTTTTCATGTCCGCACGCGATACATCACGTATCAAGATCAAGTGGTTCGAACAGACCACAGCACCAACTGGTTCAGGAGCAGCACCTGATGCTGTTGATACCGCAAGCGACGTTTACGCCTGTGTTACTGACGGTCCTACATGGTCCGGCTTCACTCGTGGGGACGTGGAAACAACTTGCTCCAATACGACACTTGACGCATGGGGGAACTTGATTCGTACCTTCCGTGCCGGTAAGCTGGTCGATCTTGGAACCATTACTTTCACTGTAGACTGGGACCCAGACGATACCAATGGTGGTCGTGAATTCGCAGCATTCTTCGACGGTCGCTCAGGTGACCTGCTCGTTGAATTCCCTGCTGAAGGAGCCGAAACCACTGGTCCAATTCTGGTCCTGACCGGATACTGCAACAAGTTTACTCCAATGGGCACTGTACTCTCTGACGATCAGGGATCACGCTCACTGGCAGAACTTGTCTTCAAGTTGTCTGGTATTGACGTAACTGCTCCAGCTTAATGCTGATGGTACAACACCTCCATTCACCCCTTCTTTAGGAAACCTGTATGTTGCTCAAACCTCTCAAGCGTGCCCCACTCCCATCTTCTTCTTCCTCAGAAATTGTTGAGCCGTCAGCAGGACTCGCAACGGCATTTATTGCCAAGCTCCGTGAGTTCCCGGGATCATCTGAGACCGATGTCCAGCCTCATTACTTCTCCGGTCTCCGTGTCCTGATCTGTCTGTACGAAGACGGTAAGCCATTCCTGTCACAGTTGATCAACCACTTGTCTCAGGAGAATGCTGAGAAGTGGCCTGTCACTGTTCAGGAAGGTGTCTCTGTTCGTCAAACACTGGATGACATCGACGCTCCGTATCTGGCACGTGTTGTGGACTACTTCCTCGATATGATCAGTACGGAACAGATGTCAGAGATCAACGCAATCCTGCGTGATACGGTCTGGACTCAGGCGGACTCCGCAAAAAACTAATTACTCCCGACGATCCACGCTGGTTCATCTTGTTCCTGTGTAGTCGTTGGGGGAAATCCAAATCAGAGATCGAGTCTATTCCTTACTCAGAATTTTGTGAGCATCTGAACTTTTGGCGAGAGTACAGATGGGGAATGACTGATGACCTTCAGGCGATGTCGATTGCACATCAAATGAAGGTTGCCAACCCTAAGTCGTCAGCAGTTCCATGGATGATCAAGTCGTGGACTGTACAAAAGGATTACACCTACCGTCTCAGCCGACTTGTCGCTAAACCCGTTGCTGCTATCAGGAGCGGGTTTTTTGCTATCCTGTCAGCAGTTAAGGGAATGAAGAAATGAATGACAGTATCCATGAGATGGCAATTAAGTTATCCGTCGATGCTGAAGGTGTATCCCGTGGCTTTCGTACTGCTGCTGAAGAGACTCGTGCCTACCAGAAAGAACTGGAACGTCTCACGTACGCAGTCAGTAAGAACGATCCTAAGCCGTATCAAGCTCATGTCGAACAGTTTGCCAAGGTCACAGAAGAACGCCTCGCTCGTGAGAAGAAAGCTCAGGAGGAGTTCAACGCTTGGTACAACAAAGAGATGGAGCGTGAAGTAGCTGCCTTCATCGCTGCAGAGACAGCCAAAGAAGAAGCTACTAATTCTCGTATCGCTGCTGAACGTCAGGCTGCATTGTACACGCATAATATGCAGCAGCTTGCAACCGCACGTCCACTACCTACTGAAACAGAAGCTCGTGGTCAGGAGTTACTAAATCTTGAGCAGGCTATTCGAGCACGTTTTGCTTTGATGGACCAAGAGCAGCAGCGTATTCAGAACCAGATCGCAATGAACACTACGAACGCTCAGCGTTTCCAAGCTGTTCTTGAGATGGAGACTACTGCCCGAGCACAGGCCAATGCTGATCTCCGTGCCGCTATTACTGCTAGATACGCATTATTGGACGAAGAAGCTCAACTTACGCAGAACAATGCGGCCAATACTGCAGAGCTGCAGCGACTTGCCACAAGTCAGGCTGATGCGGTACACGAGACCGAACTGACTCAACTTCGTGAGTACATCGTCCAGAAGTACGCAGCACTAGCGGAAGCAGACGCACAAGAGCAGCGTCAACTTGAGATGAACCGTGTGAATGCCAATCGTTCACGCGAACGTGCAATGGCAGATGCCGAAGAAGACCGTGAAAGAGAATTGCGTCAGCTTCGTGAAGCTATTACTGCCCGCTACGCTCTGGAAGACGAAGCAGATAGATTTGCACCGCAACAGCAGTCTCACGTAGACGCATTCCGTACCAATCAGATACGCGAACAGGCTAATGCACAAGCAGAAGCCAACCGCATCATGCAGCAGAATCTGACATTGAACGAGCGATATGCTCAACAACTTGCCAATCTGAATCGACTGAACACCACAGTCATTACTACCACTGGCAGAGTAGCATTATCGACTCGTGACTTCACCAGAGCCAAGACCGCTTTAACTATTGCTACAATCAGACAGCAGCAGGCTCAAGTTGCTGCGAACGTAGCGATGGCTAACGGCTATGGTGGTGCCGCTATGGCAATCGGTCAGGCATCGTACGCTGCCGAAGACTTCATTCAGGTGCTGTCGATGGGTGGTGGGCTGAACATGGCACTCATGTCGGCATCCAACAACCTGTCTATGGTCGCTCGTGCCCTGCTCGGTACAAACGGAGCTATGTCTGCTCTTGCCGGTATCGGTATTCCAGCAGCACTCATTGGGATTGGGTTACTGGTTCGTTACTTAGTGGGCACAGAAGATGCTGCTGAAAAAGCTAAGAAGGCTCTGGAAGACTTCCGTAAGGAAATGGAAGACATCGGAAAGATGACAGACCTTCGTCAAAAATTCCAAGCTGAGTCTCGCGTTATTCAGGACATGAAGACTCGCGAAGAGATCGAAACTAAGATCACTGCCCTGAAGCAGGAGCAAAAAGACCTAGACGAAAAGATGGCTCAAGAGGAAGTGAAACGTGCTGGGGCTAATGCTGCGTATTTCGACGAGTTATTGGGAGGGCAACAGGCTAGACTAGACTTTCTTCTGCAGATTGATAAGTCTATACATCAAGGATCTGAGGAGCAGAAACAGTCTGCTAGAGACTTGATTCTACTCTACGGAGAAGCACGCGACGCAGCCATCGCTGGTAACGAGCAGAACATGTTACAGGCGTTGCGTGAGATGCACGATCTAATGAATCGCTTTAGTAAAGAACAAACGGGTATCGTTGGTATAGACGTTGGCTTTTGGGATAACTACAAAGCCATTTTCAATGACCCAGAACTGCTTGACAGACTTGAAAGCATTTTTCATCCGAACGTGACTGATCTTCAGGAGAATCTAAAGCTCCAACAGGAAATAGCCGAAGCATTGCTCAGTAAAGATGAGCACATGACTGAGGAGCGTAAGCGACAGTTGGAGATCGCTAAAAAGTTGTTGGAAGCTCAACAGCAGATGGTACTGGTCGAAGCCGAGATTACTCGTGAACGCCAACAGCGTATGCGGAATGATCTCGAAGAGTTGCGTATGACAGACGCTCAGAAAGAACTAAAACGCATACGTGACGCACAAGCTGCCTTCTCAGGAATTGACGACACATTTGTCGGACCACAATTGCCTGAAGACGAAGAACAGATGATGCGTGACTTCATGCAGGCACAGCTGGCTGCGGTTCAGAAAGAAATTGCTGAGGCCACTAGACCTGTGGTTCAATCAGCGATGGAAGAAAACGGGTTCAGTGCTCAGGCTCAGGCATTCGACCAGATGCTGAAGGCTAAGTTCGAACGTGACCCACAAGCGGAAAAGCTTGATACTCTCATCACTATCGAACGAGAGATGTTGAATGCTATCGAGAACAACGCTATGGTCCAAGTTGTTAAGTAAGGAATACTCATGGGTCTCAAACAGATTATAGGATTCCTTCACGAAGCTCAGGATCTCTCAGCAACGTGGGGTGTCAACACAATCGTAGAGCAATGCCTGATCGAGATGGATTCTCCACTGGAGGATATCATTGACGTTCAGGCTGCTCTGCCTGCGTACGACTTTGGTACTACACCAGAACCAACCTTCACGATTGGACTGTCGTACCATCCAGAACGTACTGACCTGATCCTGAAGCAGGCCAATGGTGTTCGTGTCCATCCAATGGGCAGACCATACTGGATCGTAGACCTCACCTACGAGACAGGCCAATGGCTGGACAAGTTGCTGAACAACGAGAACCAAGGTGCCGGTAATGTTGGTCGCATGAAGCGATTCGACAGCACGCCTGGTACCGGTGAACCAGCAACACAGATTATCAAGTACCCTTGGGACGAACCACCAACATGGCAGTCCAGTACTCGTCGTGTCAGAATCAACATCTTCCATGACATCAATGGTGATCCGCTGAAGCACGCTAACGGACTGCCGATACTAGAAGGCGTATCTGACGAACTTGATTTGGAAGTACATACCTTCACTTGGAACGTTGAGTACGATACGTTCACGTATAGTACAGACGTAGCTCCATTTATTGGAAGAATCAATGTCCTGTCCGTATTCGATGCTCCTATCGACCATGTATTACTAGAGTCATGTACCTGCATCGAGAACTACCGTACTGTAAATCTGTCCGTTCCTGTAGGACAAGATGGAACAGGTGCCACAGCAACTCACCACTTTGTTACCCTCACAGCAACCTTTGTTATTGATAGGCGTACTGATTCCACACTTGGTTACTTCCGTGAAGCCAATCGCCGTGTGTCCATGCACACATTGCAGGTTATACGCGAAGGTGGATTACCTGTTGGTCTTGGACCGATTCCTGTTAACGAAAAAGGAGATGTTGCTACTTCTCCTTGGCCGCTGCGTGATGACGGCACAGCTTATCCTTACGCAACAATTGACGCAGCAGATCCGTTAACCGACTTCGCGTTCATTGATACACTTCAACCAGAGCAGAACGACTTGACAGCATTTGCTGCTCTATATAGGTTAGCCATCCCATGAGCAATAACCGTCTCGGCATTTACAGCGAAGGTGATGCACGCGAGATACACAAACGTGTGCTCGGTCACTCATTGCCTTTACCAGAACTCGGCCAAGCCAAACAGTACACCGTACAAAATATGTTGTACTATGCTTTGTTGACTGAAGATCTCAACGCCGCTACAGATCCAGAGACAGGGTACACTTCTGCCGAATGCCGCGTATTGCGATATATTCAGCCTATAAGTGCTACCACGCTTGATATGGAAATGGCCACAGGCGATATCAGCCTGCTCACAATTACTAACCGCTACGTATCGTTCTCAGCATCAGCAGGCGATCTGCTTCTTATCATTCGTAACGGTGCTGAGTGGTCCCCTGTTACTGCAGTAGCTTCTTCTCAGAAACATGCGACGATCTTATCGTGTCTGGGTAACGGCTACTACTCTGCTGCACTATCGACCAATCCAACATTCGATCTGCCATCAACTACTGGTACAGGCACTGACACAGGAACAGGATCAGGCCAGTACAACGAATGCAGTCCTTGTCAGTGGATCACAGGAGAGAACACTGGGACAGATGCTGCAGCGTGTGGTAGCCTTCAGCAACCATCTCGTGTATCTGTTCCGGGAGACGGCAGTACTATTTATTGCTATGACCCACGCAAGCTAACGCTGTCGACTGGTGCCCACATCATTGTTACGAACATGGGCGATACTGTTGTCAACCCAGAACCCGGAACTGGTACAGGTACCGGAACTGCAATCGACACGATTCCACTTTACATGATCCTGACAGGTAACTATGATCTTGTGGGAATACCCGACAGGTTCTACGAGTGCTGTGACAACGTTGTTACTCTCACTCGCTGCGATACGTACATTGTAGAAGGTTTCTACTGCCCGGGTGTTCAAGTCGATTGTCCCGGTACAGGATCAGCATAATGCCCTCCAATCAACAACAGGCTTTACTCCAGTGTGGCTGCGGCTGCGTAGGATCATGTACAGGATGCTGCTTCTGCTCCCAGTCTCCAGCGACAAATGCGGACTACGTGATCGACGCTCCCAACTGTGCTGCTCTCGATGGTGCTTCGGGTAATGTCTCTGGACCAGACACAGGTACAGCAACTAACTGTGGCTCATGTGTTGACTTGATCAACTCATCGACCAATCATGCAGTCCCCACCTTTGTGTGGGACGATTCAATTCCAGACAATGGTTGCGTACCTCAGATCGGAGCAGAGTTCCAATTCAGGTTTGCACTACTCTGCAATACCAATCAGCCTGAGTCAGAGACAGATCCGATGACAACAGAGACCTGTTGCAGGAACGTCAGACTCGTTGTGCTCGATACTGGTACAGACACAATTCAACGAACAATTGCTCCATTGTCTTGTAGCTGCGATCCTTTTACCGGAATGATGGCAATATTTTCTCTGGAAGAACTTTTCCCCGACTGCACAACATTCTATATTGGTGGCGTATGCGACGGTAGACCAACATGTGCTCAGCTGGGTGACGGCCCCGGTGGAACTTGCTCGTTGACCGGAGCAACTGTTACGTTCACCCAAACATGTTAGGAAACCACATGCGATGTCTCACCCTCATCTTTCTGATCACAGTTCACTCCTTTCTGATTCCGATGTCCCTGTACAAGCTGGGGTCACAACTTCACAGGATGGACTGGGAATCGAAGAAGCACTTGGAGGCAGTACAGATCAAGGAGAACACGAAGGATGCTCCTGCCCACTCCACGGATTCTGTAGTAAGCGACAGC